GATAGTTTTTATACTGGGGGAATACACACCATCCTCGCCCCAACTAGGATATTCTTTATCTACAGCAAACGGACCTTTCATTACGCCTGTACCAAATAAAGCCATTTCAAAAGCAGTACTACGTAAGTGTTTACTTGCACTAGATTCTTCTAGCTGATCATGTATTTTCTTTTGCATCATTTTAGATGCTACCATAGCTGGACTAAAAGTAATTGCAGTAGGAGTTTTGCCCACCCCCTCACGTACACCATCAATATCTTTTAGTTTATCTCCTAGTGGGCCAAGACTATCAGCTAATGTTCTAGCTGTAGAACCTGCAGGTAGTTCCTTACCATCGCCCCTGTAGCCATACGGATTTACAACTTCGTCTAGGCCAGACTGTTTTAATTGCTCTGGTTCTTTAGGGTCAAAGTTTACATCTGCTACTACGCCATCAGGAAGTTCTGTAGGATCAACTGTTAGGGGAAACTTTTGTCCAGCAAACAGTACATCTACAATCTGACCATAGGCAGCAAGTGTTTTAGTTTTAGTTACTTTAATAAATACTCGTGACTTTTCAGCTTCTGTAAACTGCACATCAGGGCCATATAGACCACGATAGTTGCGATAGGCACGTAGCCAACGTTCTTCATCTTGTTGGCGATAGTCATCAGCACGGTTATACTTTTCCATAATAAATGGAATTATGTTAGAGGTTTGTACATCTTCTACGCCTGAGTCATCACTGTCAGCTAAGACGATTGCATCATCTTCAATAAAACCTTCGTTTTCTTCTGCCATTTATTTTTCCTTAATAACCAAATGTAGCATCTGCTACCCTCATACCACTTGAATAACTGCCTTGTGTATCAAAATCAAATATACTAAAACGTGGTCTTGACATTATACCATATCTTAAAGCATCGTACAAGTGGTCTTCTGAGGTAGTGTCAATGTCTTCTGGATTCTTTTTATCTATCGGTAGTGCAGGTAACTGTGCTATAAGATTAGTACAATTATCAAAAAAGACTAGCCGTGGTTCTTCTGTAAACTCATCTACCTGTAACCGTCTGTGTATTTCGTTTTTACCAGATACCCTTGAACCTTTTGATCTATCTGAAGGTCGCCAACGACAACCTCTTTGGATCATTTGTTCGGCAAGGCTAGGGCCAGTATCACCACGTTTATGCCAAAGAGAAGAGTCCAGAACTCCGTATTTAATACTTCCATCTTCTGCCTCTAAATCTAATATCATATCTGCTAAGTCAGTAGCAAGAACTTTACTTACATATAACTCTCTATAAACTATTAACTGTTCACTAGGGGATATAGCAAACCAAACTACACCAGACTTACTTCCATACCCATAGTCACATGCTCTAAATTTTACCCAGTTATTAGGTATGTAAAATGGTTCAACTACGTGCACCTTTCTGTCAAACTCTGTAAAGGCTGCGCCTTCTTTAATATCCCAATCACCCTCAAGTAATTGCCTACGTTGTTGTTCAGGAAGAGACAGAAGCATTGCCTCATAGTCACCTTGTTCTGCTAGGTAAGGATTATCGGAAAGACGGGCAGGTATAAACCTACGTTTGAATAAAGGCTTACCAGCCTTGGCATGTCCAGAAGGATAACGTAATACTTCAGTTGTTTCAATATCTGTTGCATCAAATGATGTACCATGTGGGGCAGGGTCAATAAACATTTTTTTAACCCAATGATGACCTCTACCTCCGGGGTTAGTAGTAGCTCTCATATACACAGGAAGATCATGTGCTGTCGATCTCAAACGACTCCTCATATAATTCCACGAAAATGGGGTGGGCCACTGAGTGAGTTCGTCAAAGCCTATCCAACTAAATGCCAGACCTTGATATCTTAATACGTCATCTTCCCTGTCTAGGTAAGACATCCACAGCCTAGCACCAGAGGGTGCAGTCCATTGCATCTTACGTTCTGACCACTTAATACCGGGCCATATCTTAGGATACATTTCTTGAGACTTAAATATAAGTTCTCTTAGTTCTTCTGTAGTGTGCCGTAAGAGCAATCCTGAGAAGGCTGGATGGCCCATAAAACGTAATGGGTCTGCCAACATTGCATATGACTTACCACCACCTGCAGAGCCACCGTATAGTACTTCACGTTCACCTGCAGCTAAGAAGTCAGTCTGTGGTCCAGCATTTGGTTTGAAGATAACATTATGTTGCTCTTCTATCGGTGCTAGTTCTTCAACTACTACAGCAGGTTTAGGCTGCGTTTGTTTCTTGCGTTTCGTTGTCTTGGGCTTTTGCACCGAGCCTTGTACGTTCGATTTCTTCCGCCTTGGCGATTGCCTTTTTCGCATAGTCTGCCCATCTGCGTAGGCTTCCAGCTTTGTTTTTTCTTCTTCGTTCATTGTCCAACCGTTTCTTTAATCCAACATGCGATATGTCTCTGCCTGTATTTCGTGTGAGCCAGTTAGCTACTTCACGATAAGAATACTGTTTCAAGTATTTCTTTGCTTGCATAAGCATATCAAGTTCGTGATCAATTGGCAAGAGTATTCCGTCATCGTTTGGGTCTAATTCATAACCAAAGGGAACGGTTCTTGCAACACGTGGGATCGGAACCCATTCATTGTCTTCTTGTAGGTCTGTTGGTTGGGGTAGTTTCCACGTACCTAGTGGTTTAGTCATCTTTATCCTGTGATTGTTTTGGGGGCATAAGCATTACACCACCCGTTGACTCTACTTGCATCTTCTCTGTTTTTACTAGACCAGTACGATCTAGCAGTTCTTTAGCTGCTGCCATCTTATCACGAATGCCTAGTTCAGTTGGGTCATACAAAGCTCCAACCATTGCCATTGCAGCTTTAGGTACGTTACGTGCCAGATAACTGTGTGTAACATCTAATATCTCCTCTTTCAAACTATTTGTAATCTCACGATTAGTAGTGTTAGGAGAATAGCCAGCAAGTTTCTTGGCAGTAGTAATGTCACCACCTGCCTCATCCATAAGGATGTCTAAAAACTTTTGTTGACGTTCTGTTAATTCTCTAGCCATTTATTTTTTCTTTCTGTTATCTACAGTAGAAGTTACGTAACCACCCTTACGAAAGTCTTTTGCACCAAAACGTTTCTCACGATCCTTGTTGTATTCCGTCCTAAGACGTTCAAGCATTTTTTGAATCATTGTAAGTTCTGGCATAGGGTTGTCCATAGATAGTGCTTCAGATATGGCATTCTCAATTGCTACTTCACGTGTGTTAGTAGAATTGTCCTGTGTCATCTTACGTAACTGTGCAGCTTTTTTTATGGCATCTGCACGTGGGTGTCTTCCTTTTGCCATATTACATCATTTCAAAATGTGGGGCATCAATAAATGGTCTACGTGATTGTGATCTACGTAAATCCACATAGGCATTCATAGCATCTTCTGCTGTACCCTGATACATACGAATGTCTCCCTCAGACCAAGCTGCACCCCACTTGATTGCTACACTGTTACGTCTAGCTGCTTCAGCCATTGCATCACAGATATCATCATATACATTTAGTTCCCACGAAATATCTGAACCAAAGTATGCTACTAGGTCTACTGCTCTACCATCTAGGTGTTTACTTTTCATAGTCTGTGATCTGCCAGACTCATACAATTTCTTTTGTTCTTCCAAAGTACGTAGCCCAAAGGTAACTCCGAAGTCTACCTTGGTCAATGTAATAGCATCCATAACAACTGCTACTAGGTCTTTCTCTACACCTTCAAGTTTACGAATACTTCTTGCACTTAGTTTAAACGCCATCTTACTTCTTCCCAAAAAACTTGGTAGCTGATCGTACACCGAAACTGGCAGCTACAATCACTCCAAGTGTATACTGATACCAATCAGGCATTGTCTCCAACGCCACAAATCCGTTAGCTACAATCTCTCTGCCCCAATCTCCAATGAAGACTAGAATTAATGGGATAGAAAACAAAATAGTTAGCCACTCGTCTTTCCAACTAGCCTGAGAACCTTGTGCCATAATCTTTTCCCAGTCAGCTTCACTTGTAGCACGACTGAGCATAATCTGTGCTTCAGCTTCAGCTTTGGCAACCTTTGCTTTAGTTTCTGCAGCTTTTGTTTCAACTTTTCCATTGAGCCAAGTTCCTACTAAACTGGTTATTGGTCCTACTAATGCCTGTATCATTTTGCTTTACCTCTTAGAAAGATAGTTTAGCACCAACAGTCACATCACCAAATTCAAAGTCTGCATCTGAAGATACTTTACCGTAAGCCGTAATACCCATATTAGAAATACTGTATTCAGCTTTAAGGTCTACACCGTTAAAGATTTGATCTTGGTCTAGTCCCATAAGATCAATAGTTGTAGCTACACTCATATCAAGACCATACAATGCCCAACCCAAAGATGGAGTAAAGTCTGCAGCCCATGTTTCTACACCAGTTGTGTAGTTGACATCTGTTTCTGTTGTTAGGCTAAGTCCACCAATAAGATCGGCAGAGGTAGCTGTTGTTGCAGCTAATGTTAGTGCTGCTGCTAGTGTTAAAGTTTTCATTGTTTTTCCTTAGTTGCTTTTTGCTTCTTTGTTCATCCAGATGCCGAAGCAACCTGTTAATGCACCCATACATACAGACACAAGTCCAGCCTGTCCTGTAGTAGGATCGGGTAAGGACATATACCAGTGTACAGATTGATATGTAAGTAATGTAACTACAAACATCATTAGTCTTGGGAATATCTTATAGTCATCAATAACTGTATGAGCCATATGTTTTCCTTATGCTATTATAAAATCTACCAGCTTACCTGCTGGGTGTTTGTTCTGGTTGTGAGGGTGGTATGCATAAATACTTTCATATCTATACTCATCTGCTTTTTTATCTACAGCCTTACGTGTGACTTCTATTGTGTCACTCTTACCAGATTCAAACACAATGTTCTTATGTGTATCAAAGGGCATGGCAGGTAAAGGGAAGTGGGATATGAGTGTCATATTACCATCCCCCCTCTTGCGGCTCTAAATCGTTTGGTTTTCTTTGCAATCTTTTTAGGTTGAGCCACATGCTGCTTACCTGCCTTAGTGCCTCTTCTTTTTGCTCTTGTGGTAGCTGCATACTCACTAGGGCTAAGAGACTTAATAGCCGAAGTAGGTAGATACCGTTCACCAGTTTTAGCACTAGGCTTGCCACTTTTAGTACGCCACTTTTGCTTTGTCCAGTTTTTAAGACTTTTTTGAGATTTTCCTAGTGCCATTCTTCATAATACCTTTTAAGGTTTTTGCCTGACCAGCATGAAGTTTAGAGGCTTTGTTTAAACCCTTAACAACTTTTTTTACTTTTGATTTACTTGATTTGCTTAGTGCCATTTTAACAACACTCACATTGTGGGTTGCATCTACGATTAAGTATGGCACACCATAGTCTTTTAATATAACGTTTCATTTGTACCCTCCACCTTTTGCCTTATATTGTTTTGCAAGCATTTGTGCTTTACGGCCCGACCACTGTCCAGATTTTCCACCTTTGCTGCCAGCTTTAATGGATGTAAAAAGACGTTTACGCATAGTAGGCTTAGTATAATTTCCTGCCGCATTAACGGTAGACTTTGCTTTCGATTTCGGCACGAGACACTCCTATATCACGTAGTTGTTTATCTGACATATTCTGTAGTTGCCAGTATGCTGCCCTACGTTCTTGGCCTTTTTGGATTGCTTTTACAAATCGTTTAAACATATTCTATCTCCTTTATGTTTAGGTAAGTATTCCTTACCCTTGTGAAGATAGTTATATCATACTTAGTTATATCATACTACAGACAATAATGCAACCCCGTTATGCAATAGGGCCATACAGCTTTATGTTATTACTTCTTTTTCTTTGCCATGCCGCCACGCATCATTTTTTTCTTGGGCATCATTCCACCACCACGCATCATTTTCTTTTTAGCCATACCGCCGCCACGCATTGGTGTTTTCTTTTTCATTGCTCTAGGTTTCATTGCCATTGGTTTGTTCTCCGTTTTCTGCGATCAACCACAAGGGTTTGATATTCTTCAGATGGATACACACTGTAGTATCCTAGTTTTTCCAGCTTCCGACTTGCATCGTCCACCTTAGAAAGAGATTGAATAAACATCATTGCATATTCTTTCTCTATTGCAGACTCCCACTCATGGTCATATAAAAAGTCTAAGTCTGCATCTTCTGCACCGTAGTCAGGGTGAAACCCCATAATATGCAGATCATCTTTTGTAAACGTATTATTTAAAAATTCAATAAAATCTGTAAATGCATATGGAGATGGACAGGTATAAGAAGATACAACAACTAAGTCATACGTATTGTCGAACTTCCTAGCTTGGCATATTGTTTCTATTCCAAGGTTAGATGTTTCAATTACATTTACTTTGTTTTGTTTCCATGCTTCTTTTGCATAAGGGCAAGCAGGTAGGCCATTTAGTGCACTATTTGGAACTTCTAATACACTCTTAGACCAATTACGTAGGTCTTTTTCTATGCTCACTTCTTAACCTTTCTTTAGCCTTACGTGCTACTTCAACGACAGATTTCTTGCCTTGTACTTTAGCACGTTGCTCCATAACTGTCAATATCTGTATTTTTCTTGCGAAAGGTTTCTTTACTTTGTTTACTCTGCGAACAGTTGCTTGAGCATCTTTAACTGTTGCAAATTTAATAGGAACAGTATCCTTTGGGTTCTCGTCTGTATACAATCTACGACCAGAACCTTTAGGTTTTTTACCTGTTCCTATCTTTGGGTCTTTAGCCATTACTTATAAAAGATGCCGCCCATACGCATATCAGTATGGCCTGTACGTGGCTTGCCTTTAACTACACCGCCCTTGGCAAACGGTGATGTTGGTGTATAGCCTTTAAATTTTTTATCAGACTGTTGTTGTGTTAAATTTCTTGAAACTTTACTTGCTTCTCCAGCCTGTTTATTACGTATCTTATCTTCTTTCTTTTTTAATTCTGCTAAGAAAAATTTACGAAGATCAGCATCTTCCATTTCCCGTATTTTTGTACGGGCAGTACTTACATCTGAAAGTGTCTTAGCCTCATCAATAGCTGTTTTGCTAGTTGCAGTCCTAGTAGCAATAGAACCTTTTTTCTCTGCTGTCATTGCTTGCTGCCGATTTGAACCAGCTTTAGCACGTGCTGCTGCTACACCTTGGGCTGGGGCTTTCTTACTAGTTTCACCTGCCTTTTTAATCTGCGCAAGTTTTGCATCTAGTGCAGCATTAATCTTATCAATAGCAGCTTGTTCTTTTGCCCCTGTCATCTTAGGGTTTTTACGAACTGCACTACGAGCCTCACTAGCTTTTGACTTTACGTCAGTTTTTGTTAATGCTTTTTTAATAGCACTTAGTAATCCACTTAACATTGGTATCTCTCCTGTTTTACCATTTAACTTTATGTGACCAATACTTGGCACTCAACTTAGTTGTTGGCTTACCTTGTGCATTGTGTCGTGCATAGTAGCTCTTCTTACGAGCTTTGTCTTTTGCTGATGTGGGAGATTTACCTGCACCACTTACGCCTTGCTGACCAAAACGAACAACCTTGTACTTACCACCCTCTGAGGCCATAACTACGTGAGACTTTGTTTTGTGACTAGGAGTACGTTTAGGTTTGTTGACGCCACTCAAACCTAGCTCCTTCATTTTACTTTTAACTCTTTCAGGTACTGCCATCAGTCCAACCTTCTTCACGCATAGCCCACTCTACATGCTCTAACGTAAATGTACGACCATAGTGGGCCTCCACTGCAGTCTTCACATAGAATACATCACTATGGGGAATATGTAACTCTTCAAGATTACCATCTATTACGTGTCGGTAAAATTCTTCAAGAACATTATCTGTATATAGTTTTACTGATTTTTTAGCCATTGTCAATATTTAATTTTATTAATGTACGAATATCTCTCGCCTATCGGCAATATTCATTTACGGATTAGTGTATGTAAGTGTATCACTGTACGTGTGTACTTACTATATATT